TCACAACTTTTCTGGGGGCCCATGGACCGCGGCGTACTCGTCGTGCTTTCGGACGATTCGTATCTGGTGCGGCTTCAGCTTGATCATTTTCTCGAGCCGGCCCTTCCAGCGGCTTTCCGCGCGATAGTAGAAGCCCGGGACCGTCTTATAGTCGACGCGTTCCAGCCAGAGAGTGGTGCACCATCGATTGCCGTTCGAGTGCTTGCCCTCGATCTCATAAAAGCCAGGAACGCTGTATTGCACTGACTCTGGCGGCAGCGGTACGAAGACACTGATGAAGCGTTCGCACTGGACAACCTCAGGAGAGGCGCCAAAACGCTCACTGAGGCACGCGATAAGCTCCTCCTTCGCAGCCGCAATGCGCTCATCCAGCGTGGACGCAGAAGCCACAGAAGCAGAGCCCACTTTGATCGGCGCCGCGGCCGTGGCGATGGCGCCGAGGATCGCCCTTCTATTTATCTGCATCATTTGCTTGTTCCCTTCCTGTGGGCGCCGGCCGCGAACGCTTCATAGAAAAGGTCGCTCAGCTTCTTGGCCCGGGCTGCCACGTCTCCAACAGCGAACAGTAGACGTTCCCGCTGTAACTCAGTCATGTGGAGCTCCAGGTGGTCTTCCGTTTCGCGGACGACTGGCTCCAACTCCTCATGCGCAAGCTCGTTCGCGATCGACGCCATTAGGCGCAGATCACAGATAGAGCCCTCGATATCGAGCAGAATGCTGGCGACGATTTCGGCGTCGCGATGGGCGGCTGGGCTATACATTAATTCCCTCCAGTTAGGTTTAAGAACTAGATAACTATAGCTAGTAACCATAACGGGCTATTGGTCCTTGTCAACACCTATCTGGTTCTGATAACTAGTTTTGCAGGTATGGAGAGGTATTTCAGATGCTTACGACGGGAAATCAGCTCAAGGCGGCTCGGGCTCTAGCGGGACTAGAGCAGAAGGATGTCGCCGAGAAAGCGAGGGTGAATGTGAACACCATCCGCAATATGGAAGCGGCCGGCGCCGGGCAGATAGCCGGGCGAGCTCAGAACGTTCAGAACGTTCAGCGGGTCCTAGAGCAGGAAGGGATTGAATTTCTGAATCACGGTCAGCCAGGCGTCAGGCTGGTAGGGAAGCAGAACGGCTGAAGCTATTCCCCCGGTTCACTGGTTTGATTCTTTTCGCGCTTGGCCAGTTCAGCCTCAATCGCTTGGCGGATAAACTCCGCCCGCTTGTTCTTGCCCATAAGCGCGTCAATCCGCTCGGGAATGCCCTCCGGTAGCCGCACAAGAATAGGCTTAACTTTCAACGGAGGCCGCCCCATGCGGCGAGGATTATTCGATATCGGAAAGTGAGTCAAACCTCCCTCCGCTTACGTATAAACGATATCGCTTATTGAGCGACCTTTCAATCGAATGGAGGGTTGGAAATGGCGAGCGTTGGGAAAATACGTTTGGGCCCCGGCCATGACGACGTGGTGGTCATCATCGACAACGGTTCGCCACCTTTGCACGTCGATCTATTCACCGAGCTAGCGGATGAGGAGGGCATCGTTCGGATTTCGTTCGCGGCACTGACGCAGGACGGCGAAGGACAGAAAAAGGCTGATGTCGTGGCTCGACTCAGAATGACAAAGGAACTCGCTTGGGCGCTATGCCGGGCAATCAAGGAGTTGGATAAACCCAGCGGCGGGCTTAGACGACCTTGACACAGCCGAGCGGCGTTGGGAACTGAGGGGCGGTTTGCCACAAAGCGAGAGCTTCTGCCGTGCCACCAACGGACCCTTTCACGATAGACGACATGATCGAACACGCAGTTCTGCTGGAGCGGTACGAGTGGCTAAGCGCTCAGATCTTGAACAAGTGGAAACGCGCGGGAGTCATTCGCTGTTTTCGGGGCCGCGGCGGAAAGCTGGCGTCTCCGATCAATGACATTCGCCTGGCACTTGAAGCCGAACTGAATAAGAGCATCGAGGGCAAATGACGAAGAGGGCGTCGATCAAGCAAGCTGATCTCAATCGCCTGGCTGCTGTTGCTAAGCGGAACAACATAACCGTGGAAGTCGAGGCGGAAGGTTATACGATCCGGCTGAACCCGAGTCCGACGACGCCGACGTCCGGGGTCTCCTCCGATAAAAACCTGGAACCGGAAGAATTCACATCATTTGCCCAATGGGAGGCGTGGAGAGATCGGGAACGTGCTCGTGAAGCTCAAAGGAATTCATAAGGTCAAGCGCCGCCTGGCGAACGGCTGCCACAGGAACAAGTACCCATGTCTGTAGAAGGAAAATCCGCGTTAGACGAAGCGATGACCCCGTCTGCAGCAGTTGCCAAGCTTCAGGCGGTGGGAATTCACGTGTCGGAACGCACGTTGCGAGAGAGAGCCAGGGCGCTCGGCGCCTGCCGCATCATCGGCAAGACGATGTTCATGCTCCCGTCCGATATCGACGCGATATTGGAGGCCGCAAGGCCCAAGCCGAAGGTCCGCTATGACGTGTCGCCTTATGAGCCCAAGCCCGCCCCGATAAAACGTTGGACTGAGTACGATACTGAGCAGCTCCGACAACGAATTCTGGATCAAAATAAGCAGCGAAATAAAGCGGCGAGAAAGGCGCGGGCCAAATGACGACCTCTTCGGATGAAGTGAAGCTGAGTGCATTTACCTTCCACGAGAAGGCGGTACACGTCATGGTCAGCGACCAGCTTGGCGCGCTTGACGCGATCGAGCTCAGCGGTGAAATCCTCGTTGTGTTAACCTGGCTAGGAAACCCGGACAAAGGCCTTCGCAAGCCAGAGTACATTTTGCCGCTTAGCGCTGTTAGACATCAGGATCTGAGTGCTGATCCAACCGCCCCGTGCAGATGGGCAATCAACGTCGCGCTCCCCCGGTCCTTATTCGATGGCACTGCCTCGCGCCAAGTTAGGCGGCAATTTGAAGTCCGCAACGGGCCCGAGCTCACCCTGCCCCTGAAACCCGTTCGTCATTGATGACCTTCACCACCCAATTCATTGCCGAGCTGATCAGAGCCGAGCGAGTTAGCCCGATCGGCTAGATTGCCTTTTGCTTCAGTTGGCCTATCGTAACTTCTCAACCGTAGGGGGAAGGCCATGAAGCGAGCAACGGCGCTTTTTCTGGGTGGTCTGCTTGTCGCGTCGCCGATATGCGCTCAGGAAACAGTTCCTTGGCGAGATATCAATGGCTGGAGCATTCTCATGGATTCGACCATGGGTAACGGCTGTTTCGTCACCACCGGCTATGAAGATGGCACCCTCCTACGCCTGGGTTTCGACCTCCGAGAAACAACGAGCATCTACCTAGCTTTAGGAAACAAGAATTGGGCGTCCCTAGAACCGGGAAAGGACTACCCACTACAAATACAGTTTGATCGCAATCCCGTGTGGAATGCTACGGCCAGGGCGATAAATCTTAGTGGTGCCAATTACTTGGTTGTTTCTACGACTGAGGCCAACTTCGCCAACGAATTTACCCGAAAGCTAGCGATGCGGGCGACCTTCAACGGCCGCCAAGTGGCGGCCCTTCGATTGAGCGGGTCAGCTCGCGCGGTGGACGAGATGCTCAATTGCCAAAAGGCTGTTAATGGTGTCATTGCCAACCAACCGCCGAAAGCGCCAAAAGACCCCTTTCAGGCAAATCCCGGCGTAAGAAATGCCAATGATCCCTTTGAGATGTAATCTCGCCGGAGGAGATCCTGACGTTCTCATCGACGCCGACGCGACCAGGCGTTGAAGATTGTACATGATGGAATGAGTGACAGTCGGAAACGGGGCCGAACACCGCTAGAGTCCCGGAAAGGGTCGTGGTAATTGGAACCCGCTCACCGTCTGCCTAGTTCTGCCTTCCAAAGGAGAACGGCAAATGGCCATCAAAGACACCAATGCGAAGCCGGAGCAGCGAAAACCTAAGGACGTTCACCAGCCCGCGGATCGAAAGAAACATCCGGACGAGCAGTCGATCGCACCGCCAACTGTCCAGCCGCCAGGCGCAAAGGACACGAGCGAGAAGCCAAAGGTAAATCCGGTTACCGGTGGAGCAATGTAGCGACCGCGGCCCGAGCGGATCGCCTCCCCCCAGCCGTTCGGCATAGCGACCTCCGTTTAAAACCGCCGGGATAACATTGTTAATATCGTAGGTCGCGGATAGGGCGTATATTGCATCCATTAGCGGCAATTAACACGGGCGCCGCTGGCTGAGAGAGATACATGCGCTTTCGCCCAAACCATGGAGGCCGCGTCATGTATCCTTTTCGCGACTTTGAGTGTGTTATCCGACCGGATGACATGAATCTCCTGCAACGGTTGTTTGAGAGCGAGCTCGCCAGAACGAATCTGAAGTGCGACACGCCGCATGCTGAAGCGCTCGCGAAGAGGCTGATCGCGCTATATCAGAATGGCGTTAGAAACCCGGCCGACCTGCTTGAAAGGGTCAACGACCTCTAAGGCGAAGGAAAGCCCCGCGTCACGCAATCGACACGATCGGCCGCGAACAAACACTCACTTCGCCATTGACCACGGATGTACTGGCAATGGTTGCAGGAAGGTCGGGTTAGCCCGGCCTTTTTTGTTGGCATCGTTCTGTGGTCTAGTTGTATGCCCGTCGCCATCCGGCCTCGCGTGCGGTCTCTTCGGAGCAGAACCACCGCTCTCCGTCCAAGTAGTTGACGCGCGTCTGGCTGTAGTATTCTTGTCCCGGGACGTGGTAAATCCGCTCCCCCGTGTTGTAGCTGATGTTGCCCTTGATGTCGCAACCGGGGATCAGCGACACGTATTCGGAGACACCGAAGAGAGCAATTGCCGCAGCAACGGCGATGCCGGGAATAGAACTCCTTTTCCTGCGCAGCGGCAATCTCTGCGGCCCACGGCGAATGAGGGCCGACACGGCAAAGTAGGCCGGCAATCCAACGACGATGCCAGCTAATAGACTGAGCACTGTCTCCTGCTCGAAAACATCAACCACCTGTCCCTCCTCGGCTTGGTCCAGAATGGCGGAAAGCGCAATGAAATCAAATACTCCGATTGGGTTAGGTCCTTAATCCTTGACTGCAACGTGCGCTGTGAGACCTTACGACCTTATGGTTGTAGTGCGTTTTGGGGGAATGCATGAATCTTTCCACTGCTGCACTGGGCCTGATTGTTGCCTGCGTTGTCGGCTTTGTCGGCCTGATCATGGTGATGATCGGGGAGTGCGATCGACCCCTGCCTCCGCTACTGCTCAGTTTGACGGCCGTAGACGAAGGCGACGTGTGGACTCCCGGGTGTGGACTTCCTAAGGGGAAAAAACAGGCCTTCTCACCGGAGCTCACAAAACGCTTGCAGGCGCTGTTTCCCGCCGGCAGTGATGCGGCCGCTGTAGAACGTGAGCTTCAAGCGTTGGGGTTCAAAGTCGTTTCGCGCTGCCCAAACGTTCCAAGTGCACGTCTTGCCCCGTTTCTCCAAAAAGGATGTGCGTGGCCGATGAACGCCGAGCTAGTTTGGCGCCGAACCGAGGACGGTAAAGTGGCTGACCTCAGCGGGCACGTATTTTTTAAGCCTAGCGGCGAGTACTGACTCTCTCGCGGCGACAGTCATGAAGCCGATCGCTCCTGCTGGTCTCCATCTTCGGCGCACGCATACCGCTGATAGCCCCAGCGGAGCTATTCCAATTCAAAAACCCCCGCCTCATCCTCCAGCTCCCGTAATCCCTTGAACGACGGGTGCCGTAGCTTTCCCTCGTCCGTCCAGGCGCGGTATTCGATCTCAGCGACTAGCACCGGCTCTGTGAAAACCGCGCCCTTCCGCTTCAGGTTCACCGCTGGCGAGTCCGTCGAGATTTCCTCTAGTACGTCGCGCAACTTGATGGATTCCTGGCGGCTCCACCCGGTTCCGCAGCCGCCGACGTAGACGAGCTCACCGCCTCGCCGCGCAGCCAACAACAGCCGCCCGATTGCGCCAGACACGGTGGACGGCTCATAACCGACTATCACGAAGCTGTCGCTGCGCACGCACTTGATCTTCAGCCAGTCCGGACGCCGGCCGGAGTGATAGGGCTTGTCTCGGCGCTTGGCGACAATCCCCTCCAGGCCGTGTTCGCAGGCGATCCGGAAGAACTCTTCCCCACTAGCCTCGACTTCCTCCGACAGCCGAATAACACCGTCGCGGCCGGCGACGATCGGCTCCAGCAGCCGCCGGCGTTCGCTGAGAGGCAGCCGGCGCAGGTCGCGACCGTCGAGATAGAGGAGATCGAAGGCGAAGAAGAGGATTTCTCGGGGATCGTGCAGGCTGGGCTTTCGGCCGAGGGCACGCTGCAGCATGCCGAAGTCAGAGCGGCCGTGCTCATCGAGCACGACCGCCTCGCCGTCGAGGATTGCGGTCTTCAGCCCAAGAAGCCGCGCCTCGGCAGCGATTGAAGGGAAGCGGCTCGTCCAGTCGTAGCCGCCGCGCGTGACGATGCGGACGCGATCCGGCTCGATATGGACGGCTAGGCGATACCCGTCCCATTTCACCTCGAATGTCCAGTCCGGTCCGGAAGGCGGTCTGTCGACAAGCGTCGCCAGGCACGGATCGACGCGGCCCGGCATGGGGTCGGGCGTAGGTGTGTCAGGCGGTTTCTTCGAGGAAGCTCTTGCCATTCATGCATCAAACGCGCAAACAGCCCCAATCGGATCCACGCGTCTCGAAATTCGCTGGAGAAAAGATGAGCCCGATCGTTTGCGGGGGACCAACGAGCTCATTCAGTCGAGACGGGAAGTATTTTTTGACTGTGGCTCATCTTAACAGGCGCCGCAGGCTTGTCGATTAAGCCTTAGATACATACTAGGCTTCGGGACTAAGCCCTTCGTCGCTGTCGAGTAGTGCTTTCAGAAGCTGCCTTCTGTTCTTCATATCGAACTCTCGCATCAGGTACAGAACCCTCAGACCCTCCATCACCGCCGTATGGCTTTTCGGGTCGACCTGGTGCACTTCACACCAATCGGTGACGACCTGCTCCACAAGCTCGGCCTCGGTCTCCATCGTCGGTGCAATCTGGATCTTCTTTGTTGAATGCGCCATCACGGCTCCTCCCAAATACACGCAAACTTACATCGAACATGGAAGCCGGCGCGTACGACAAGTCCTAGCGGGGGTTCGGGACGTCTGCTGTCTGCGGTGTGTAGACGACCATTTCCGTTCTATTTTCGGACCAAGCCCCGCCGATCGCGAGGTAAGCCAGAATAACGCCAACCGAGAGCAACAGCAGGCTGATCGGGAACGCGGTTGAGGCCTTCTTTTCGGGCATATCTTGACGATGCAGGCGATACATTGAGCCCTCCCTTGTAGTTCAGGAGAACGAAGATGGCGTCCGTGGGTTCCCGCCCTTCGCTACTTACGAGACTTTAGTCCGCCTCGGCATGGCCAAAGGTCCTATCTCCATTGCCGAGCGTGTCTCCCGCCACATATTGGGTAATTGTGCCTGCGGACCAGGGGACAAACCCCTCCCGCGTTATGGTGCCTGGTCCCAGAGCGATGCTTCCGTCCCTTCGCTACGCTCTGGGGCCTCGACTCCGAGCTTCCGCGCGAGGTCCCCCTGAACACCGGAAAGATGAGAGAGCTCATTGAGGACTGCCGGCGGGACATTAGAAACTATCTGTCTCCCGAAAGCGTTATCAGTGACAGGGAAATAGTCGTGGCCCCGCCCAATCGGCTGGAGGGGCCTCAAGGCAGGGACGAAGGCCGGCTCAAGATAATTCTCAGGCGAAAACATGTCTCTAGTTCGAGTCGGCCGAGCCCGCTTGGCGATGGCTCTGCCGCAACATCGAAAACAACTGCTCTCGATAAAGAGCGCTGAACTGGACGACCTTTTCGAAGCCTATGCCCTCGCGGCGGCGGCACTGGAAAGACTCAGCATGCAAACGCCGAAGCAGCCGGAGCTAGTGGCAGAATACAGGCAGATTTGCGTAAGCCTTCAAACTGAAGTCTTGCGGTTGCTGGCGAGAAACGGCGTCGTCGGAAATGCGTGAGGACAACGCCACTCTAGCCATGCCGCCCGGGATCGGCAATTGTGCGGCCTGCTGCGATGCTCTGGTCTACATGTTCATGCCGAAGCCGGCGGCGGAGGGGTATGCCGAGAAGGTGCAGCAATCGTCAGCCGCGGCTTCGCAGCATACCTCTTAACGTGGATTGCGACCTAATGCCGAGCCTCGGTTACATCAACCGCTTGGCGACCTTACATCATTCCTGGAGCGCGCGTATGCTGCATATCATAAAACACTAATACAAGGCATGGCCGCCAATTCCAGCGATTCACAACCGAGCCGAGGAGGAGGCGCCATGGAGCGACACGACGAACTTTGCCGACCGCTCACGCCTGCCGAAGTGGATATCCTGGGGAGGGTATTTGATGATTTGCTGGCCGAGTATTGCATTCCCAGCGAAGGACCGGATGCGGACAACCTGGCAGCCAGAGTGTTTACGCTCTACCAGTCAGGTGTGCGGGACCTTGAATTGCTGAAGAAGCTCGCCATACAGAGTGGAACTTCATAAGAATGAACCGGTTTGGCGGAAAAGAGCCTCCACTGCTGCCAAGACAACAGGGAGGCTCGCACCTGAGCGTTCGAATTCACAGGCGAGCTGTTTTTTGCGCACTCAGTTCGCCAGTGCAAGCCCTGCGCGAACTTTTTCAACTGCGGCGATTCAGCGCTTTCCTGCGTTTCCATTTATCGCCGCCAACCTCGCGATCTCCCGCTCCAGCCGCTGTAGCCGCCTCGCGTTATGATGCGCACGCGACTGGCCTCGATGTAGACGGCAAGCCGGTAGCCGTCCCATTTCACCTCGAAGGCCCAATCCGGCCCTGAGGGTGGACGATCAACGAGCGTAGCCAGGCAGGGATCAACACGCGCCGGCATTGGGTCTAGTGGCGCCGCTGCCGGCTTTATCGAGGATGCCCTCGGACTTTTCGCGGCTGTTTTCGTCATGTGGTTTCAGGCGGCGTCGGAAACTCCGCGTGCTTTTGTACCCTCAACCTATGCGAGGACAGCCAGGACGATTAGCGAAGTACACGGTCATAAAGCGTCCCCGTCGGATCCCCTCGACAGCGATCTCGCGACGCGTGATAGATTGAATCTCGGGGTCACGAACTCCGAGCCTGTAAGCACGACGAATAGCCTGGCGTTCGCTACAGCCGCGATAGGGTCGATAGTCGTCGTCATCATCATACCTTCGCTCCCGGAGCTCCGGTCCACCGGGTCCGATATACAAATCCAAGGACTGCGCTGACGGTGTGGACGGGATGCCGGCACACGTACTGGTTCCAATCAAGCCTATGGCGATTAGCTTACCAACGGACCTTTTCATTGTGTCTCCTCCACTATTTCAGTGAAGTCTAATTTGTACTCAACGAAATCGCGGCGAATGGGTTCCACGTGGGCCAAGACTGACGCACAGGGAGTTTACGCTGCCCCTAGCCACCTGCCCCACGCGAGGACACGAAGTCTGCCGCACCCAACCGCTTGGCATTCGGATCATGCGCATTGACTCTGCTGCGCACGAGAACATAATAAGAACATTCATCGGCGCTGCGGCGCGCCAATCTACAACAAGGGGACCAGACAACCGCTCTATGCGGTCAGAAAAGGTGCGCCATGCGAACGTTGGAAGATGAGATCGAGAGCATGATTGCCGTCAATCTTGCCATCTTGAAGCCCCATCAAAGGCGGGGCTTCGCCGGCCTGGATCAATATCGCCGCCCAGTTGAGGTCCGAGGCGTGCAGGAGGTCGCCGCCATAATTGCCGATTCTTTTCGAGCATTCGCCATTTTCGACATCGAGTCGGTGTTGCGCTCTCCGGCGATCACACCTTTCGTCACGCAGACGCTCTACTCAATACCAATCGAGCTGCGCCGGGCCGCATGCGATCAGGATCGGTCGAAAGCAGGAAACGCCCGCAACCAAATGGCTCACATGATCTCAGCGGCGCTGCTGCAAAGATACCACTTCGAGCAGTTGAAGCACGGTGGGAGCTCTTGCCATTCAAATTGGCAGCAAGCGTTTGAAGAGCAATTTGGCCGTCGCCGGGGAGAGAAAGCTAATGAGCGATGAGCAAGGAGCGAAGCCGCATTACGAGGCAGGCCCGTACGTCCACTACTGTGAGCACCCCGACTGCCAGAAGTGGGGCAGCTTCGGCTTTGCAGTCGGCAAGGCGGTGCCGAACTGGTTCTGCATTGAGCATCGGCCGAAGTGGAGCGGGCGGCCTGCTGACAATCATCATTGACGCGGCGCGCCGCCGCGGTAGCTTTTGTCGTTCCGGAGGAACCTATGTGCGGACGAGTCTACATCAAGAGCAGCCTTGACGACCTGTTACGGGGATTTTCCATGGCTGAGCGGGAAGCGGTCCTGGGGATGGCCAACCAGTTCCCGCGCTACAACGGCGCTCCGTCCCTTTACTATCCGATCATAATCCGCGATGTCGTCCGTGATCCGGACGTTTTCGGCCCCACATTCGTCAGTGCACGCTGGGGCTTGGTGCCCGGTTGGATGAAAGAGCAGAAGCCCGGCCGGCCGCCGCCGGTCAATGCTCGAAGAGAGGGGATTTCCTCGAACGGCATGTTCAAGAAGGCCTATGCCAGCCGCCGTTGCCTGATCCCGATCGACGGCTTTTTCGAGTGGAAGGACATCTTCGGCACGGGCAAGAACAAGCAGCCATATGCAATTGCAATGAAGTCTGGCGAACCATTCGCGCTCGCCGGCATATGGGAGAAGTGGCGCAATCCGGAGACCGGAGAGGATATCCGCACCTTCTGCGTCATCACCTGCCCGCCAAATGAGATGATGGCGACGATCCATGATCGGATGCCGGTGATCCTCCCTCGCGAGGATTACGAGCGCTGGCTTTCGCTGGAGCCGGATCCATTTGATTTGCTGAAGCCCTTTCCGGCCGAGCCGATGACGATGTGGCCGATCGACCGAAAGGTCGGATCCCCGAAGAACGATACCGCAGATATCCTCGATCCCACTGAGCCAGCCGAATGAAGCTTTCCCATGTCCTTGTCATTGCAGTTGCGCTTGGCGTCGCCCTGCCCGCTCGTTCTGCCGGTCCGATCATCGGACGCGCGACCGTAGTCGACGGCGATACCATTGAAATCCGAGGAGAGCGCATTCGCTTGCACGGCGTCGATGCCCCGGAGAGCTGGCAGCGTTGCGAGGACGGCGACGGCGGCATCTATCGCTGCGGCAAGGAGGCAGCATTCGCACTCGAACAGTTCCTCGCGGCGTCCCGCCCTACCCGCTGCGAGGTCCTCGAGCGCGACCGCTACGACCGTTTCGTCGGCGTGTGCTTTCGTGCCGACGGTCGCGAGGTCAATCGCTGGCTTGTGGAGAGCGGCAATGCTGTCGATTGGGAGAGATATAGCCAGGGAGCTTACGCCGATGCTCAGAGGTCTGCACGGTCGCGAGGTGCGGGCATCTGGCGCGGGAGGTTCAAGCTGCCTTGTCAAGCTCGCGCTGAACATGCGAAACGAGAAGCTGCTTGCTGAAATGTGCACGAACAATCGAGTATCGTCCCGCCGAAGAATTATCGGATTCGCAGACAATCCAGGCAGCATTCGCGCGCGTGCGACGAAGGGAACATAACATCGCAACCGTGCAGCAAGGACACACCTAAAAGCGATTTCATAAGGCTGGCACAATTCGATATAATTATCGTTACGCTTGATGTTGCCATGAATCGCCAAAGACGTCTTTATGGGGCTCGCATGAAAGGATATCAAGATGAATGAACCGCTCAGAAACTTGCTGGATGCCGCCAGAAAGAAGCCGCAGTCCCCGTCCGAGCTGGAGATTCAACGACGCAGCTTCGCGTACGGCAACACGCACTTCGAGAATGAGCTGATAACGCGTGAAATGGTCGAACGGGTGGCGAACGAATTGGCCAAGTCAGGCCATGCAGCTCAGACTACCAAATCAAAGTAATCTGAAGGGCATCTGCGGCTGATCATGACAGATGGAACGAGACGCCACAGCGTCGCCACCGAAGCCTATCTGATTAAGGATGCAAATGAGAGAGCTGAAGCAGAGGCCAGAAATGGCCTCCTGCAGTTCGATGTTGCCTGCAAAATGATTGTAGATGCCATTGAAAAGGGAAGCGCGTGGAAGCTTCGTCTTTCGATGTTTTTAGCGCTGCACCGAGAAGCCCTTCAAGGCATTAGCAACTATGCGGGCAGCTTTCGACCGGCCGCAGTGGAAATTCAGGGGAGCAGGCATAAACCTGTAGACGCATACCAGGTACCCGAGCTGATTGAGGACCTGTGTGAATACGTTAACAACAACTGGGAAAGCAAAACGGCGATCCATCTAGCATCGTACGTTATGTGGCGTCTGAATTGGATTCATCCGTTCAGCGATGGGAATGGACGTACTTCCCGCATGGTTTCGTATCTTGTACTTTGCGTCAAAGAGGGCTTGTTGCTGCCTGGGCGCAATACGATACCTGATCAGATTGTTGACAACCGCGGGCCCTATTTTGAGGCGTTGGAAGCTGCTGACGCGGCGATAGAAAATGGCGAGCTTGATCTTTCAAAAATGGAAGACCTCATTGAATCCATGCTAGCTGTTCAATTGGCGAGCGTCATGGAAAGCGCCAGCGGAAAGCACTATCTATAGCAAATCTCCTGTTCGCCTATCGAGCAGGTTAGCAACGTACATCGTCTTTGCCGCAGAAAAACGCGGGTCGCCCATCCTGCTCGCGCTCAACGAAACCGTCAGACAAAGAATCAACGCTGGTCGACTGGTCCTTCATGAAAGACCACCCATCGGCCTGGGAAAGTTCCGCCTTGCCGGTCCTTCCGCATATTGGGCATTTAAGATCAACCGTCCAACGATCCCTGGCAGTCATGTGGCCTCCGTTATTTCGCGGGCCATATTTAGTGCACGGCTGAGAAAGAGTCATCAGCGCCGAAGCTGCTGCCCGCCCTCTCGCTGCCCTGCCTCGATCCGCTGAAGGATCTCGCGAGTGACACGCATGTCCGCAGCGAGGCTGTTGAGCGTATTCTCAACCGCCCGCATTGAAGTAGCCGCCTCGGCAGCTTGCTTCTCGACCGCAGAGATTCTCAGTTCGTGATTGTCGAGTTGCCGGAGTGTGACTTCAACGGCCGCGACGCGCTTATCCAGGCGATCGAGGCTGGACGCTTGGGCAAACTGATTGGAGCTCAATCGCTCCCATGTCGCGCCCCATGCGATGAGACCTCCGGCAAAGCCGAGCAAGATCACGACCGTGTTTAAGTTCCACTCCCATTTCCAGGCTGGTGCTCTGACATTTGCCATATCATCGTTCCCGTTGGTCAATCGTCGGCCCCCGTATCTGCCGCATGCGCTGCGATGTCTGCTGGAATGGTTTACTGCGGCATATCGTGGTGGGCGCATTCGCTCTGCGTCCAGGCGCGGGCCCCGCTCAACCCCGCGACCGTCTCGTCGATCTTGTCCTGATCGGCCGGAGTCGCACCCCGAGCCCCAACCAGCGAAGTGCCGACGACCGCCCTAGCCGCCTGGTTGAGCCGGTCTTTCGACGCACTGACCTGTTGCGTTGACGTACAGCCGGCCGCGCTCAATGCACAGGCGACGGTTAAAGCGAGCGCGCTCGGCTTCATCGCGTAGCTCTCCAATTGCGTTGTTGGTTGCGGAATCAAGTTCGGCGCGTTCGAGCTTTCGGGCCGCCTCCCTTGCCGCAGGAATTATCCAGAGCGCGTTCACCGTCTGCATGATGAGGAAGACGACGATACCGCCAGCAAGCGCACCAGCGGCGAGGGAGAGGCGGCTGAACATCAACCGGCCTCCCTCACCCTGCGGACGAAATACCAGAGGCCGACGCCGACAGCGCCAACCATCGCCGCGGCCAGAGCCCATTGCACCGGACCGCTTCCAGCGAAGAGCGCACCGCCCGCAGAGAGAAGGCCGCCGAGCGGGCCCCAAGCTTCCGGCTTCTTCAGCACCTCGCCGAGACCTGTATCGCGGCTGTCGGCCTTTGCCCCGGCTTCCCGGGGCGTCTCGCTCTTCGCCACAGTGCTGCCGCTGGCGTCGGCCGCCAGCCGCAGCGCATTGCCGATGACGCCGGGTTGATCGGCCCATTCGCCTTTCGGGTCCTTGCCGGCAATGCGGATCGTCCAGCCGCGGCCATTGACCGGGAACCCGGTCTTCTTGTTGGTGAGCGAGCGCAGGAACCGCATGCGGGCTTCGCAATACGCGCGGATGAGCGTGCTAATCCCGCCCTCATACTTGCGCGCCGCTGCCAGAGTCTGTTCGCCTACCTGGCCGTCTTCCCGAACGCCCAAGACCTTCTGCAGTGTCTTCACAGCTCGTGCCGGTCCACTGTTGACCGCGAAATCGAACGCTGCGTAATCCAAGCCAGGCGGCAGCAGATCGCCCCCGCTCTGCGTCCAGTAGGAGCGCCGATAGATATCCTCGGCTTCCTCCCGGCTTATGGCCTTAACCTGCTCAGCGGTCATCGCAGGCTTGCCGCGATGTGCCGCCAAAGTCGCGTGCGTAATGCCGAATTTCGTCGGGCCGCCCCGATCAGTCTTCACATTCACGTAGCCGCCCTCGTGTCCGAACATGAGTTCGAGGGCGACGGGAAGGGTTTCCCGAGCCATGTTCCACCTTTGTTGCTGGTATGGAAAAATCCCGCTCAAAGGCGGGGCTACATTTGCGCCAGGATGGCGGTTCGGAAAGTGTTGTAGAGCGCGACGTGGCCGGCTCGATTCGGATGAATGCCGTCCGTCAAAAGATGCGTTGCCGGGTTAATGGCTGACCAGTTGTTGACCAGGTAGGCCTGCAGCCCGTCGCCCGATAGTTGGCTGATCATTGTCGCGATGTCGGTGTTGAAAGCCGACACGCTAGAATCGCTCCCGCCATACTTCTTATAGCCGTAGGCGTTCATGCGGATCACGTTCGAGACGAACGTCTTAACGCCGGTCTGATTGGTATTCCCGGCGATGTAATCGAGGCGGAAGTTCTGCCCATTCGCCGAGGTCACGGTCAGCTCGACCTTGTGATTGCCTGAGGAGAGCCCTCCGAAGCGGAAAGCGGCCGGGCCATACGGGAGGCCGTTCGCCGTCGTCATGCCGCCGTCGCCGGTCCCATCGCAGGTGACGGTGCCCTTCAATACCCCGTCAATCCTGACCTGAGCGACGCCCTTCGCGGCCGGGTGGTTCTGGATGATAGTTCCAATGTAGACAGCGGTTCCGCTTACCCATGCAGTCGCCTTGGCGCCATTCTGAGTGGTCGTGACGCCGAATGTGTTGACCACGGTGTTTGACCACGTTCCGGTTTTCGCGATCGACGTGCTGCGGCCGGTCTTCCTGACCGTTGCCGTAGCGTCAAGGATAAGTCGGCGAAGGAAGGCGATATAGTATCCGCGCTTGATGCTGCTCGCCTGGTAGATCCGCTGGTCATTGACCCCGACCATAATCGTGGCGATATCGCCCGAGGCGCGCTTGACGGAAATGGCTTTTTGCCCCTGATCCGCAGACATGTCGCCGTTTTTGGCCCGGTTGACCATCGGGCGACCGAGATTGGTGGAGAGCAGAGTGGCGTAACGCTGAGCGGTCGTCACCCCGTGGCCGACAGTGATGCTGTCCCCGCTCATGTCGAGTGAAGGCATAGACAACTCCGATGAGTTGCCAGACTGCAACGCCAAGCCTCCCGCCAGGAGCAGGATGAATGCTGCCGCTTCAGTTTTCTGGCGAGTGGGTTCGCTTCACCGAAGTTGTGTTCTTCGATGCTGATATGAGATCAGGCGCGGGAAACTTAGAGACGGAGAGCAGAGTCTCCACATCTCGTGATCTGTTAGTTGGCGACGGCGCTTGACGTTCCCGCGCGGACAACGCCCCTGCCCTTGAAGGCTTGATCCTGGGCCATGTCGCCGGAATAGGCGCGGTTGACTTTGGTTTCTCCGGTCGTGGCGATACGAAGCGCCGGCCAGCGTTGCGCGACAGGCGGACGATTCCCGTTGCCGGCGTCGTCTGCGCTGTTGCTGTTGCCGGTGATGTCAAGAATGGTCATGGGGTTTCCCTTGGGGACAAGACCGACGCAGGAAAGCGCCCCGGTTGCAAGCAAGCCGGTGATCAGCGTCCGTCGATCGATTGAGGAGAAATCCATTGCCAAACTTCAAAGAGAGATACCGGGCGACGGGTATCATCTAGGCTCGAAGCTTGACAACGGGGGCTAAGAACTAATGGGGAAATCGGGATTTGCCGCCAACCACTGCCGGATCGTAGGGTTTAGGCCGTGCGGGTCCTCGGGGTAGGACCAGTATTCCGTATCGAATGTTTCACCGCACACAGTTACGCGAACGGAGAGCCTATAGACGTCTTCCTTCTCGGTTGCAGAGACCGAGTAAACTTCATCGAGCGACATCGTATAGGACATCAGGCGACCCTCTGCATAAGCGCCACGTTGCTACCAGCCAGCCCCCTGGCGCGCCAGGTTCCACCTACAGCGGTCCCGTTCACGGTCGTTGAATACTGCTGCGTATTCGATGCGAATAGGTAGAAGGTCATAGCCTCGTTCCGATCCGGGGCGGCGCCGTAGGACACCACGATAGTTGTGCCAATTGGGAAGGTGAGGTTCGCCGCCGACGACCCCGTGTAAACAAGATCCGTCGTGTCGAGCACGGCCAGACCGCCCAGACCAAGGTTCGTGCGCGCTGTCGACGCCGTTGACGCCCCGGTCCCGCCATCTGCGATTGCGAGGTCCGTGATACCGGTGACCGATCCGCCTGTGATTGCGACAGCACTTGCATTTTGGGTCGCAATTGAGCCGAGGCCCAGCGAAGTGCGCGCGGTAGAGCCGCTTTCAATGACGTACGTGGTGCCGTTGCCGACGATAAATCCGCCGTCCGTGAAGGCAAGACCGGAGATAGCAGCAAGGGCAGCATCATATGCTTGAACGTTCGTGCCGATGGTGACCCCGAGTGTCGCACGCGCCGTGGTCGCGTCTGCATCATCGAGCACTGTTCGTGCGAAGGCGGTTAGCGAAGCGGTCGCGTAGGTGTCCGAAGCCGTCGTGTAGATCATCTGGTTGGCGGACGTCGTGAGACCGGCAATTGACGTCAGACCGGCGTCCGATGCCTGCGCGCCGATAGTGGTTCTCACTGCAGCGGCGTCAGCATCGTCCAGGATCGTGCGGGCGAATGACGTCAGTGCTGTCGTCGCGTAAGTGTCCGATGCGGTCGTATAGATCATCTTGTCGGCAGAGGTCGTCAGGCCGGCGATCGACGCGAGACCAGCATCGTAGGCCTGAACGTCTGAACCGATCGCCAGCCCGAGCGCCGTGCGCGCACCGCTCGCCGTGGTCGAACCGGTGCCCCCAGCGGTGACCGGGCGCGCGGCATTGGCATCTGCCGTCAGATCGTCGACGAACGCGTTATAGGGCACGCTCTGAATGGTCGTGTTCGACACGCCTTTCGTGCCGGCCGGAGGGGAATAGACGCCACCAGTTCTGGGCATGGGCATTCTCCATAGAAAAGAGGCTCCGCACCGGAAGCCTTGCCATGTGGTCGGAATTTCGGTTTGATCGCCACCGGCAAACACAGGGGCAGTTCAATGACTTACCTCGACGAAGATGCTGAGCGGGCCGTTCAGCTTTTCATGGCCGAATACGCTGTCAGCCGGGATGAAGCGCTCCGTCTCATCGTACGAGACTGGTTAATCGGGCACGCGTATCTTTCTCAGAGTGAGGAGGGCGAACTGACCAAGCGAGAACCAGAAGGAGATGCAGAAATTGCCCTCGGCGGCGCATGAGGCCATGCCTCGACTCTTGCTAGTCTTCTATTCTCGACTTCTTGTTTTATCTATTGACTCTTGTCGCCAATAAGTTGTTCACTGAGTCCCAGGGGAATTGAGGGGCACATCTTGACGTTTAATTTGGCGGGGCGGCTTTGTATTGCCGCAGCGATTACGCTTGCCTTGGGGAGCTGCACCACAACGCAGGCGGATCTTCGGAAAAATCCAAAAGCCGTGAGCAAGGCGGCATTGTGTAGGACTTTTCTCGAAACCTATGACCCTTCATTCAAGCAGGAAATCGCGCTTGAACTCGGCCGCAGAGGCATAAGTTATTATGAATGTCCGGCCATGGTTCAGAAGCAGAATCAGGCAATTGCGGCGACGGTAGCCATTGCCGCCATCGGGACTGCAGTCGCTGTATGTGCCAACAATAATTGCGGCGGGGGATCGTATTACCCTTCATCTTACAGGCCCTATCGAGGGAATTGCCAATACGATTGGCAGTATGACGCCGCGGGCAACAGGTGCGGAAGGCGCAGCGCCTATTCCCGCCCAGGTGGATATTGAACCTACGCGAGCTCGCATCTTCAATTTCCCCGCTACTCGTGTATGTTGTGGCAATGACCGCACGGCACACCATTGAGCACGACCCCAACGAACCGAAGATTGATCGGCGGCCGGAGAGCTTTCGGCTGCTTTTCTTCATCGTTGCACTCGGATGGGGTGGCTATTTCTATTCATTCCGGGCCGACTGGACTGCTCTTTTTCTCGGTTTCGGCACCGGGGCAGTCTTCATCCTCTGGGTTTCCTCCCGGTATCGCCATTTATGGTAGCCGAGCTATGCCGGCATTCGACCCCTGCAGCATGCTTTCCAGGATCATCGCGCGGAGCTGATCGCGACTGACCTGCTGACCACGCACTCGGTTAAGCGTCGCCAATGCCTGGTTCGGATCTGTTTCGACCAATGAGCGCCCCACCCTCTCGACAACACGAGGCGGCAGGCCTTTTCCGGCGTTGAAAGCCTGGCGAGCGCCAGTCAGCGCCGCTTGCTTCCAGTTGCCGGCCAGAAGGTTTGCGAGGACAGCCGGGTCAAAGTTTGCCATGTCGTCGATATCACCGAGGTTGTCAGTAGTTCGGCTGTTGCCAAGCGCAGCATTCGACGTCTCGAACATCCGGTTCTCGCGACCAATGCGATTGCCAAGCTGCTCAGCGCGGCCTGGAGCGGCGAACGCCTGAAACTCCTGCTCATACTTCGGTGTGGTCAAACCACGGGCTCGATTCGTTGCCGGTCCCATCGGAAGGCTTTCGATGTCCGCGATGATCGGATCAACGTAACCGGACCGGAAAGCCTGCTGCTGGTCGGGCATCATCGCATTGAACTGCTCAATGCTGTCCTCTGACCGCACGCGGCCCGACTTTGCCGCCTGACCTTCCGCCACGCTGTCGATAACCCTGCTCCGACTGGCAAACGTATCGTTGGCATGCCGGTAGGCATCGGACGCGTTTTCAAGGGCCCGATCGACCTCCCGCTTTATTTGACCGAGATAGTGTGCCCGGTTTCCGGCCCCCTGCCCTTCGGCGCGCCGGATCATGTCGTCGAGATCGAGTTTCGCGCGGAAGAGAGCATTGAAATCGGTCACCTGCGAATTGCCATCGGAGATCATTCGACGCACGCGAGCAAGTGCCCCCTCGATTGTGTCATTCCCGATATTGTCCCGCGGGCTGACGACCCGGTTGACGCCGGGCGACAGGGTCTCGTCGATCCTGTCGAGGATAGGCGTCACGTTGACTGGGCCAGCACCTCGGCGGGCCGCGGTGTAGAGCTGGTCAGCTTCGATATCGCGGGCGCTCGTCAAGGCGCGACTGACTTGATCCGAGGTCTGCGGAGCGTCGAAACCTTCGGCCAAGGCGTTTGCCAATCGCTGAGGCTGACCAAGCTGACGGCGGACAAGAAAATCCGTCACCTCCTGGCGGGCATCATTTGGCGTCCTGGTGACTGGGACAAGAGCTCGCTGTCCGGCATTCCCCATCGCATCGGCCAGCGTGTACATCGACTGCCCATCATCTACCGCGGAGCGCATGATGTCTGCGATCTGCTCAGGCGTCTTACCGGACCGCTGCAAGTAGGTTCGGAGGGCCTTGTCGGTATATGCAGCGGGGCGGAAGGGAGCAACGAACGGAGCGGTGGCACCTTTTACGGCACCCGCTATAGCCGTGGTCGCGCCAGGCAATGCTGCGCCGACGCCCAGACCGGCGGCAAGACCGGTCGTCGAGCTCGATATACGGTCGTCGATCCCTTCCCCGCTACCAAAACCTTGAAGAGCACCGAGGACTGCGCCCTCTTTCGCGGAGGCTGCAGTTACACCTCGCAATCGCTTGCCGGCTTTGATCGCATTTGTCGTCGCCGACAAGCCGTTCCGCGCCAGCCCAACCCCGCCGCCGACTGCACCGAGAATTTGACCCGTGAGACGCTCGGCCGTGCGCTTCTTGGCATCGAGCTCGTCCGTCGTGCGCTGGGCTTTCAGGTTTCGATCGTACCGCTCGGCAAGCGAGCCGCCGTCCTGACCAGTTCCGAAGAGAGGATTGAAAAGCGCATCCCCGCCGGCGGCAATTTCATCAGCCAGGCCGAATGACATCGTGTCCGCAGCGCCTCGCATGAACGTATCAGCACGCCCAAGCCAGTTATCACGGGCATCCGCCTGTTGCGGCTCTGTCGGCTGCGGTGCTGGCGGCTCGGATGTTGCTTGGTTCGACCCGCTTCGCATCCGCGAAATCTCAGCCGCGAGCGCCCGCGCGGCCTCAATGTCCCCCGCCCGATCGGCATTGATCAGCGCGTTGGAAAGTTGCTCGATCGTTGCCATCAAGGTGCTCCGTACTTCTTGAGAAGGTCATCGATGTTCTGACCAGTCGCTGGAGCACGATCCGGCTTGTAGTAATTGCCGCCGCGCAAATCGGCCGCTCGATCATTGTTGAACTGCAGCCGCTTTTCGGCCAACGCGCGAGCTCGGGAAAACACCTGCTTCCGGACCTCGCGGGGCATGGTCGACGAGCCTTGCAATTCGAGCAGGATGTTTCGCTCGCCCTCTGTCGGGTTGCCGCCAAAGATGGTTTTGAGCTGCGTGATGGCTTGGCCGATGATGGCGTTGTCCATGTCGGTCGTAGCCTGGGAGCTTTCCGGGCTCGAGACAACATCCGGCACCATCCAGTCTGGCAGATTGTTGCCGATCGACGCTCGCGCGCCGGCAAACCAGCCGCTATTTGCCCTATCGGAAAGAGCTTCTGCCTGCGACAGAGCATCGAGAGCGCTCTGGTTTGCCGCAACCATCTCGTCGGCTTCAAGGATCGCCTTCTTGTCCGTCGCCGTGAGCGCCTGGGAGTCTTCGCGCGGGAATTTTCCAGTCAGCACGAACGACTGATAGCGCGGGTCCTGTGGCGTTAGGCCTAGTTCGGTTGCAGCAGCCTTGCGCGCTTCCACCTCATTTCCAACGTTGATCGTCTGGCCGGCGCCGCCGACAGCGTCGACCTTGCCGCCGCGGGAACGCTGATAGACGCGCTGGTCGGTCTCCGGAATGCCGAGCGCCGAGCGCTCCTCCGGCGTGAGCGTCTGATATTCAGGCGTCTTCAGGTTCTCGACCTCGGCGCGCGTCTTCTCCAGGCCGAGCTGATAAGACGGGTCTGAGCGCTTCTGCTCGGCCTCGAACTGCTGGCGCTTAAGCCATTGCTGTTGCTCGCGTGCGGCCTGCTGCGCGCCAATCTGCTGCTGGTATAGAGATTCCAGCACTGCTCGCTCTTCGGGAGCGAGGAAGGGATTGGCAAGGGCCTGAAGCAACTGCGGATCAACGCCAGAGAGCGGGGCGACCTGCGGCATCTGCTGCGGTGCCTGCGCGACCTGTTGCGGAGGCGCTGGAGCCTGTGCCGGTGGTTGCTGCATGCCTGGGAACTGTGCCCGATTTTCCGGCGTCTGCTCGAAGGCTGCGACCTCATCCGTCAAGGAAGGCTGGCCAGTCGGCGCGGGCGGCGGGGGTGCATTCGGCTGCGGCCGCGCGCTGGGAATGCCGATCGACGGATCGAGGCTGGCGACCTGCTGCGGCTGTCCCTGGCCCTGAAATTTCGGCAGGAAGGCGTTGGCATAGCCGAGACGGTTTGCAGCCTCTCCGCCCGGCTGGTTGTAGCCTGCGAACTTCCAGGCGTTATTCATGAGGGTCTGCGCTTCCTCGGTGCTCTTGGCGTTGTTCAGCGCCGTGACGAGGTTCGGATCCTCTTGGAGGAGGAATTCCGCCTGCGTCTGCGGTGAACCGTTGCCCTGCTCACCCTTCGAGGCCGCATAGGCCTGAAGCTTCTCAAGCCGGGGCCCGCGCCAGGACATGATGCCGCCGGCCGTACCGGGGTCGCCGCTCTGGCTCGGATCGCTCCAGGTCCGATTGGCATTCGCCGGGGAAAAGCTGCTTTCAGCCTTTCCGGTCGCGGCAACAGCAGCGAGGCCGAATGGGTTCGTTATCGTATTGTCGACCGTATCCATGAAGTTCGAATAGATCTCGTTCCCGCTCATGTTGACGTCGCCGGCAGACGTCGGCTTGACGCCGGGGGAAAGCATGCTCGATGCGCTGGCATTCGGAGCTTGGCCGACGATGCGATTGAACAGGTCGGATGCGGCGCTGCGGCCTTCGCTCTCTGCCTTGTTGGCGCGCCGGTTCATAACGCCGGCCACGATGCCCGAGCCGAGCGCGTTCAAGCCCTCGCCGATGTTCCGCGGAGCAGACGATGCGCCCATGATGGCCATGGCCAGTTCACGCTTGCGCTTGATCGACTCGGGCGTTTCTTTGGTGTCGCCGCCGAACAGGAACGAATAGGCCATTATTTCTTCCTTCCTGCGTTGAAGAGCGCGCCGTAATTGACCTGTCGGAGACCGTCGCGGCGCCGGAATACGGCATCCGGCCGCTTCTTCTCGACCTCTTGCGCCATCACGCCGATGTGTCGCTTCCCGTCGTTGTGTTTGCCGCGATAGGCGTATTCGTAAAGGCCATGGCCCTTGAGTTCGCCGACCTTTTTGATGTCCTTCTTCGCCCGCTTGTCCGACAGGCTGGCGAGATGGCCGCCGAAGCCGAGCAGGCCACCGAATAGACTCTGCATATTGCCCTGCTGCTGATTGTATGCGCCCATCTTGTTCGCATAGTCCTGCTGGACGAGGCCGGCATAATCGACGGTCGGCATCGGGTTCGACTGGGTCGGGACGAAACTCGGGCTGTTCACCTGGGCGCCCGACATCAGGCCGATGATTTCGTTGATCGGCTGGTTGCGCTGGGCGTAAAGCTCGTTCAGGTACTGCGCCCGCTGCTGGTTCGCCATGTTGAACTTCGACTGCTGGGCATTGAAGGTCTGATCCTTCAGCGCGTTGTTCGCCGCGGTCGAGGTGTTCTGGTTCTGGTACATCTGCTGCTTGGCATCGTTGCCGAAGCCAGCCGACGTGACGTTCTGGCCGAACTGCTGCTGTTGCGCGGCGTTCTGGAACGATGCCTGATCGCGCGCCAGACCGGCGATACGGCTCTGTTCCTGACCCGCATTGAGGATTGCGGAGATCCGAGCGTCATTCGACTGACGGCTCGCCTGGTCGATCGCGCGGTTATAGGCTTCGGACCCCGGCTGCAGGCCTTGATTGGCGAGCCTGGTTTCGAGCGCCGCCCGATCCTGCTCAAGCTGCGGGTTCAGCCGGTCCATCAGAGCCTGTTCATAGCGCGACGTATCGAAATCCACGTCGAAGGACTTCGTGATATCGCCGGCATTGCCGACGCTCGTCTGGAGATTGGGGCCGCCGCCGAACTGCTGATACTGCGGCAGCCCGATTGCGCCAGCATTGCCCCCGGTCGGCGCGCTGGAGATATCGATCGGCTTGCCAAGCAGGTTGTTGAGCTTGCCAGACTGCGTGTTGGCGAGCGTCGCCATGTTCAATTCGGCGGCGTCGGTCTGCCCCTTGATGGCCTTCTGCTCAGCCGAAAGCTCCTGCGTCGCGGTCGGAACCTGCAGGTCATACACCTTGCCGCTGAGCGGATCGGTCCACTTCTGCGTCGTATAGGTGTAGGTCAGCTTCCCGTCCGGCGTCACCTGGTTGACGTTGCCCATGACGTTGTTGGCAACTGCTGTTCCAATGTTCGTCGCGGTCTGCGCAGATGCCGTTTCCTGCGGGTCTGGCGATTTCGGAGCGCTACCATAAAGGCCCATCGTTCAATCCTTCATCCATTCTTCGACGGTCTCTCGCGAGCCGGCATGGCAGAGTTCGAAAAAATCTTCCGTTGCCTTCTTGGCGTGGTCATAGCCGCCGCAGATCGCCGCAACCGCCGTGACGATAGAGCCGATGGCCTCACGCATGACGAACCCGAACTGGCGCTTCAGCGCGTCCCGGGAGGACCGCCACTCGTCCGAAAGTTGCCATTGGACGATGACGCTGTTGATCAGCGGCGCCAGGGCTTGCGCATGGCGGATGAAGAACGGATTGACCGGCAGATGAGTGAGCGTGCGCACCAGCAGCCAGCAGACGTTGCGCTGCCGGTTCTCTTCCTCGTCAACAATGTCGTCTGCCAGTCGGGCTATCTCGGCGATCTGCTCGAGGAAATCGGCCGCGGCCTCGTCGCCCATCGTCCATCGCAGCAGCGCCGCTCGGACCTGTTCCGCATCGTTCGGCAGCATCAGGCGCTCGCCTCCCCGACCGAAACCTGCATGGTCGCCAGATCAACCTCGAGATCGAGCTTGAAGTCGCCGCCGGAGGTAATCACGCAGCCTACCGCCAGCATGTCGCCGGATGCGCGGACGTTCTGGCGGAAGTCGTAGCGCTGCACCTCGGAAACGCCGTCCCAAATCGCCACGTCCCAAAGGCCGACATCCCACTCCGACGAGGTCGCGTCGCCCTCAGTCACAGAATTGAACGTCGGCGTCGACTTGTCGTAGTCGGCGCGAGCGAACAGCCTGACCTTCGGCCGCGACTTCGCCCGGAAATACATGTGCGCGAGCGTCGCCGTTGCCCTCTGCCCGAACTGGCCGGCCGGCGAGAACTGCGAAAGATAGGTGGCAGAGAAGGTCAGCCCATCATCCGTCCCGCCTGCGTCGCCCTGCCATACATAGCCGTCGAACGAACCGAAGAAGAGCCCGCCCTGCAGCGTCTCATAGCAAAGCGCATGCCAATTGCTGACCGTCGCCCAGCGGCCGGTGAGAACGTTCAGGACGAACGTCGTGTCGGCAACGACGGTGTTTTCGGGGAATGCCACGAACACGAGGTTCTGCTCGGGCCACTGCTTCAGCGTCCAGCCTGTCCCGGTGGCATTCGCCGCCCTCTTCCAATCGTCCTCGATGGGGCGCGAGACGGAAACGAGGCTCAATGCCTGCCTATCGCGCTGGAATACCTGCGACATCGGCGTCAGGCCGTCGGTCGTGGCAATGAGGATGTCACCCCCTGCCCGGATCCAGGCGTTCTTTCCGAGCGGCTTGCCGATCTGGTAGACGCCCTTCAGCGCGAATGTCGAGGCGCTCGCCGGGTCGTCGCCGGCATAGACCGCAATTTCCCCCTCGGTCGAGACGAATACGCACATATCCGACAGGCCGTCGCCGCTTTCCAGCGACCAGGAGAAGCCCGTCAGCAGCGAGCCGCCCTTCTTCATGACGCCGCCAAGCGGAAACACCGTAGCGGCGCCGCTGACCGCGTTCACTGCGAGATAATAGGCATCCAGCGTGCCGTTCTTCAGGAAGAATTCCCGGTTCTTAAAAAGCCAGCCGTAGTTGAGCTGCGGCATTGTCGTGCCGTCAGTGAAGGTGATTGCCGTCGTCGACCACGTCGTACCGTTGTAAAGGCGGCGGTCGTCGGCTCCGTTGACGCAGACAAGCCAGGATGTGCCCGCGTTGGTGTGCTGGAAGGCGCACCAATCGCCGCCACTCAGGCCGCTGACATCTGCAGCAGTCGTCGTCGGAGGCGCAGCCGGCGATGTCATATTGTAGATCGCCGTTCCCGTCGCCATGAATAGCTTCTCGGTCGAGCCGTATTTGTACTTGAACGCGCTCTTGATGTCGGTTCCGTCAGCGGCCAGGCCCTTCTTCTGCGAGCCGCCGCGGATTTTGCAGCCGATCAGCGTCGGAAAGAAGTTGCGGAGCACCACAGCGGAGCCCGGTTGCTGGGTCGCCATGTCGGCCGTCGTGATAAGCCCGCCCTTCGGTGCAGGGAAGGTTACCGGCTGCGACGACTGCATGCGGCCAATAGAGACGGCGCCGCGGTTGGACTGCTCTATGCGGCCTGCTCGGGGCTGTATCTTCACGTCCTACCCCTGTCCGCATTGATTTCCTGCACGAGATCGGCCTCGAACTCGGCGAGGTTGTCCTCGTAGGCGAGCCCTTTTTGACGCTTCCACCGCCAGATGATGCCCTTGACGAGTAGGCGCTCCGGAAACAGCGTGGTGTCATCGTCAGCGGCCCACTCCGCTGCCTCGCCGGCCGGATCATTCATGATCCAGTTCTTCGATACGTAGTCGATGACCGCATCAACGGCCGAATCTGCCGGCGAAAACAGGAACTGGTTGGCCTTGAGGAAGTAATAGGGCTGCGTCGAAGGAACGACCGAGATAATCGACCATTGGCCGCTGTTGTTGACGGGCCGTGCGAAGTCTCCGGTTGCCGTTCGAATGCCTCCGCCTGGCGTCAGGCGCTGATAATCGTCTGGGAAGTTTTCAGGAGACGCCGTGCAGGTGTGCTGCTTCAAAGTGCGCTGCCAATCGACGCGGCGCGCAATTTCGTCGCCGGCTTCCTGGGCAAGAGCTAGCATGGTCTGAGCATTCGGCTCGGTGGAACCGTAGACGGTCTCGAACTGAGAGAGCGAGACAACGTCGCAAACCTCGTTGATTGCGGAAAGGAGCGTCATGGCGTTACACCTCCGACGACGACTTGCGCATTACCCCAGCGGGTGCGCTCGTCCTCGATCCTGAGGCCATTGATCGCCAGCGCCAGAAGCTGTTGCGCAGCCGTCGCGCCTTCTACGTCCTTCTTCCAGATCGCAATTTCGTTGACGAGCGCGAAGAGGTAAACGTCGGGCGCCTTCTCCAGCAGCCAGTTCGTGGGATCGGTGACGGTCAGAGCCGGAATGCGGCTGTAGTAGGTGACGCTGATGTCCTGGTCGGCTGATGGCCGAACCTTGATCGTGCTGCCGACAATGGCATAGCCAGCGGGCGTGCCGCTGCGGTCCATGTAGCTGTTCGTCAACTGCTCGAGCGAGACAGCGCGGATCGGGATGCCCGATGCGTTCTTCACCTCGCGTGCCTCGAGGAAGTCGGTCGGAAGCGTGCCGTCGCCCTCGGTGAGCGTGACCATGGCCGTGTCTTCCATGCCAGCGACGCGAAGCCCGCGGTTCAGCTTCAGCTCTGCGAGGCCGAGTAGCCGCGGGAAGACGTGCGAGATATCGGCATAGCCGGAATACTCGCCTGCATCGATCAGAAGCGCGGCGTAGTCAGGGATGGTCATAGACGGCCCTCTTTCGTGCGCCAGACGCGATTATCGCTGTCGTTGATCCAGCGTTTGACGAAACGGTCGTCGCCTTCGCTATGCGCTTGGACGAGGCCGGAATGGTGCGCGACATTGAGCGGGATCGATGCGACCCGGTGCCAATCGCCTTTCCAGGCGCGGCTTGCCTCGTTGCGAACCGACTGGTTCTCGCTGATGACGTTCGTCACCGGATAATCGACGCGGAATACGTCCTTCTCCCCGTCGAAATAGTGCCAGACCGACCGACCGGTCGCATGGTCGTAATCGTAGAGAGACCACGAGCCATCGCGAATGATCATGCATCGTCTCCGGGGAGAGGGTCGGCGCGCTCGGCCTTGCCGTTGGCGATCAGTTCCTTTGCCGCGGCGATGGGAAGATCAAGGACAGTGCCGGCCTTGATGCGCTGGTCGCCCTCTGCCCAAGTATCGTAGAGCAAGCGGACTGGTGCGGTCTTTGCTTTTGCTTCGGGTGCCATGTTCGTTTCTCCTGAAAAGGGAAGAGGCGAGCCGAAGCCCGCCCCTCATGGTGGTTAGCTGACGGCGGCGCTGAAACAGGTCGCCTCGGTTCCTGTGGCAGAACCACGAACGGTGACGCCCCAGAGGCCGGAAGCCAGGTCTTCAAGTTCGATGATGTCGCCCTTGATTCCGCCGGTCGTCGAACCGTTCATGGTGATAGTGTCCGAGTCCGCTGCGGTTTCGAACAACACGGTCGTATCGGCCGAATCCTGACCAAAGAGAGCCGTGCCGGTCATGACGTCGGTCGCATTGGCAGACTGAACCTTCAGGCTGTTGGACGTGACAGTCGTCTTGACGACCACCTTGAACTTGACGCCGGTACCGGAAGCGGCCGGCAGCGTCATGGTGATGCCTGCGGCCCGATCGGCGACGACGGTTGCGCCGCCGTGGGTCTTCATCGTGAGCGACAGCGTCGCAGCCGTGGCCGAGATTGGCTTGTAAGAGGTCATGGCTGCTTCTCCTTAGCTCGAAGCCGTGAGGCCGAAGAGGTCGGCGGCAACACCGAGGCCCTTCTCGTTGTGGACCTTGAGGGTGCCCTCACCGATGATGACGCCCTTGTCGGCATCGCCCGTCTTCGCGATGTCCTTGTCTTCCTGGATCTTGCGGAGCCAGAGGAAGGACAACATGTCGGTATCGATGAAGAAGGCGTTGCGGGCCTGCGTGGCGCTGGTTGCCTGCACCCGGTTCGGGTGGATCATCACGGTACCGAACGGACCTTCGTAGTAGTCGGCCGTGGCAACGATGGTGTTGCGCTCGCCGCCCTTTGAGACGGCATAGCGGAACGGGGCCACATTGCTGTCCGACATGAAGGTGACGAACACGCTCTTGACGTACGGCTAGACCGAGACGTGACGGAAGTTCGCGCCGCTCTGGTAGCCAGATTGCATCACCGTATCCAGGATGGTCTTGGTGAACGCACGCTGCGTGCCGGCGGTCGGAGCGACCGTCAGGCCCGTACCGGAGTTGAAGCCGCCGTTGGAGCCGCCAGCGCCGCGGGAGACGTTGGTCGTTATCCAGGTGTTGAGCGAGCCGAATTCGCGGGTGCTGCCGGCGACAGAGGCGTTCGTGTCGACGATGGCAAACTCGACGTCCTTGCGGATCTCGACGCCCCTTTTCAGCTTCTGATACTTCCGCTTCTGGACGTTGCCAGCCTCGGAAACGACTTCCTGCGTGTTGGAGATGATCCAGTCCTTGCGCAGGATCTGAGTGTAGTTGCCCATGCGCGCCGGCGGGGTGATGGCGTCGAAGGCGTACTCTTCACCTTCCTCGCGGATGTTCTCGCCGGGTGCGGCAAGCTCGTCCGTTTCCCACTCGGGATGGATGGAGACGGCCTTGCCCTTTTCGATCAGGGAATAGATGGGGGTGTCTTCGGGCGTGATGCGGGACACCACGTCCGAAAGCTCTTCACGATTGCCAACCGCCTGGCTGGTCGTGAAGGTGTTGGTTACAACAGCCATGTTTCTGGTCCTTTGAAGATGGGGTTAGTCGAAGTCGATCGACATCGCGTCCTTGATCGACCCGGTTTTCGACAACCTCTTCATCGCTTCCTGACTTTGGCGGGCCTTCGGGTTCAGCGGGCCGTTCGGCTTGGCCTTGACGGCTGCCGGCGGGGCGTTTGCCACCTTCTTCATGGCCTTGTTCTTCGCCTGTTCGGCCTGGAGACCGAGCATGGCGTAGTGCATGACCTTGAAATACCGATGGTCGGTGAACTTCTGCATCTCGTCGGAAGAAAACCCGAAATCCTCGCCCGCCTTGAAGGCGTCGGCGAAGAATTTCTCGCGGGCCTCGTCCTTGGAGAGATGCGGAAAGGCTTCGAGCAGCTTGGCGTTCTCGGCCGCCAGAGTTTCCTCTGTCGCGGCGCTCTTGAGTTCGCCTGCTACCTGTTTCGGCTCGGCGCTCATGTCGATGAGGCGCTGAACTTGCTCCAAACCAGCGTCGTACATAGCCTTCTGGCGTGTGTACTCTGCCGGGTTCTGCATCGCCAACGTGCGCGGGGGCTCGGGCGGCAGTTGGGAAATCAGGAATTCTGCGATAGCGTTCGCCGTGTTGGCGACGCGGGTTGTCATCGCCTCAAGATTTCGGCCCTTGTTGCCGAGTTCCTGAGTTTTGTGGCGATAATCACGCTCCCGCAAATACCCAAGCTTCAGTTCCTCAAGCGGAACCTGCTCGCCACCTTTCAGAGTGATAACTGCGTCCTGGGTTTCGTTGGTCTCCTCGTCCTGTTCGGATTCGGATGACTCGTCGCCCTGGTTGGCGGGATCGTCGGTCTCTTGACCATCTTCAGAGGTCTCACCCGTCTCGCTCGGCGATTGATGCTCTTGCTCTTCCTGCTCGTTGGCCTCTTCGGGCTCGGCGAAGTTGAGATTTGCAGCGTCATCGAGGGAAAGCGAGGGTCGCGCACTATCACTCTCTCCAACGAACGGAGAGTTGGTGGTTGCGTCTGTCATGTCTGGCTTGCCTTTAAGGTTTCGCGCCGGCCCTATGCCGGGGCTTCCTTCCCGTCAGCATTGGCTTGCCCCTCAGAGAGGAACTTGAGCTTGCCGCGGAAATTTCGGATTGCCCGCACTTCGGCCGCAAAGGCGGCGCGGGTCTCATGATCGGTGATCTGCGCATGAACGCAGCCGTTGACGGCCGCCGTCTCCAGTTCATCCATCAGCAGATGGAAGAGCGGCATATCGAGCAGCACGCGGGCCGCGGCGGTCTTGTCTGCAGGACTCATCAACCCGGATCCCCGCCAATATTCACGTTTGCGACTGGATCACGCGTCAGCATCTGCATGGCGCTCGTCTGCCGCTTGAGCTGGATTTCCTGCTCGATCTGGTAGCGCTTCAGCGCCATTTCCTGCTCGATCCGCTTGGTTTCGAGCGCGCCTTCCATCTGGATCTTCTGCCGTTCAAGCTCAGCGTCCAGCTTGGCCTTCTCCATGTCGGCCTGGGCCTTGATTTGCACCTTCTGCATTTCAGGATCGGGCTTGTTCGCCTGCGCCTGCGACATCTGCTTGATTTGCTCGGCCGTCGGCTTGGTGAAATAGAGATTCGGAGTTCTAAGACCGGCCGCCTCGACACCACGAGAGACCGAATTCCAGATGTTCTCGGCCGAGACATACGGATTATCGACCGGGCCATAAGCGGCAAGCAGCTTCTCCTGCTGTGCACCGACCACCTGCATCATCATCATATCGCGCTCGCGTGTCCCCGCCCCGAGGCCGGTGTTTACGGTCGCATCCATGTCCGCGTTCCACTGCCGCGGATCGAACGTCACCCACTGATTTCTGAGGCGCACCGTGCGCGGCTTGTCCTGATGCTTGATCACCAGCCGCAGGAGGCCCTGAAACACGCGCTTGAGGCCCTGTGCGAACGTGCGCACCATCAGCTCCGTCTGGCCGACGCCTGCCGCCTCGATCATCGCCGAGGCCTTGGCGGTCATGTTCTGCAGCGCATCCGGCGCCATGCCGCTCGAGGCGTCGGAAATGCCTGTCCGGTCGGTTGCTTCCTGGTCAAGATAGGAGAGCATCGCGAAGGACTTTTCGGCGACGAACGGGACGATGTTATAGCCAACGGCGGCGCGGGCGTCCGTCCCCTGCGCTACCCGGATCGGCTGGCCGAATTTTGGATTGAGCACGCTTTCCGGGTTCTGGATGACGCCTTCCTGCACGATAGGCTGCTGATTGTTCTGCCAGTACAGGTTATCCAGCGTCTGGCGCATCAGCACCGTCTTGACGCGCTGGATTTCCGCCATGTCGTCGGTGACGGAATTGCCTTCGCGCTGATGCGGCCGGCGCTCGACGATCAGATCGGCGAACGGGACCTCGTCGGTTTCCTCGTCGACGAGCAGATTGGTTTCCGCCAGGCCGCCGGCAAAGCACATGCGGCGCAGTTCCGCTATGCCGTCGTCGTCGGCGTCGAGCTTCACATAAAGCTCGTAGTAATCGACCTCCTGCAGCGCCTTGACGATGGAATCGTTCTCGTCGAACGCATCCCGGCGCCGGGTGAATTCTTCCTCTTCCTCCTCGATATCGGAGCCAGAGGCAGCGAAGGCATAGACCCTCTCGCGTTCATAGCCCATCGCGACCAGATCGGAGCGGCGCAACTGCGTCTTCATGCCCGTTATCGGGCTGTCCTCGATCGAGATGGCGTCGGGATGGATCAGGAATTCCTCAAGCGGCACTCCGGCCAACTTCGAGCAACCATATTCCTTCGTGCGCCTGATCTTGACGTTGTAGAGCGTGACCGGCACCATGCCTTGAGCCGTCTGGATCTGCTCCTGATAGGCTTCCTGCTCCAGCACCTCGACATCGTCGTCGGCGACGAGCTGCACGAGCGCCGCCTCATCAAGGCCCGTGTGCGACGATACGCTGGTCGAGCGCTTCTTCTCGTACCACCAGCGAATGATGCCATTGCGCAGCTTCAGCGCGTCATGCGCGGCATCCTGGACCGCATCATAGCCATCGCTCTCGGGAAACACGACGTAGTTGATGTAGTCGGTCGCCTGCTCTGCGCTCGCCTCGTCGCCCTCATTCATCGGCTCGTATTCGACGACCTTATCATTGCCGAGGATCGTACGGACGAGAGAAGGCAGAACCTTCTTGATCGCAGAGCGCACATCACGGGAAACCACCTTCGACCGGTTCGGATCGGCCGGGGTGTCCTTCATCGTCCCGTCGTAGTATTCCATCGCCTTGATGCGATCGACGGAAAGCTCGTCCCGATAGTTCTCGCAGTCCTTCACGAGCTGCGAGACCTGGGCAGCAATCTGCTGTTTCGACATCGCGGCCATTAAACAACCTTCCGATCTTGGAATTTCCAGGCTGCGGCGTCGGCCTTCACCTTGGCGAACCGCTTCATCATCAGCGCGTACCGAGACGCTGAAATCACGTCGTCGCGCTCTTTCACGACCTTGCCGTCTTTCCGGTGATAGAGCCGGAATTCCTCGAACCACTCGCCGCAGGTCGAGAAAATCTTCCAGCGGCCCGTCTGCATGCGCTGGAGCATGTCGGACAGGCCAGCCTCGACGCCGTTTGTCCCATCGTCGAAGGTGGCGCGCTCGTGAAGCATGTTCAGGCCTTGCGCCCGGTATTGCGTTGCCAGTTGCTCGCCCGACCCCTTGTCGTGCTGCAAGCCGTCGTGAGGCCATGACCACGGCAGCCAGGCGCCCCAGGGCTTGAGAGCAGCAGCGTGAATGATCGGCGTTGCCTCGCGCTCGCGATAGACCTTCGTGACATAGAACACGTCGGCATCCCGATCCCAGGCGCAGCCGGCAGCCCCGAACGGGTGATCCCACCCGAAATCCAAGCCCCCGATCTGAACCCAATGCTTCGGGATTTCGAACGGCGCGACCGTTATGCTCTCTTCCGCAATCGGGAAGATCCGGCCCGAGCCGAGCGACGGAACGCCCTTCGTTCTCGCTTCCCGCTCATGGGCCGGGTATGAATCAATGATCTTCTGCCGTTCTTCGGCCGTGTAATGCTCAGCGTCCTCGATCGTCATCGTGATCACTTCACGATCCGGCGACTTTTCGAGGATGTACCGAGCGACAACCGTGCTCATGCCCTTGAGAGGCGTGAACGTGACGGCAATCAGTCCCTGCGTTGCGTTGGTTCGCGTGATGCCTTCGAAATACACATCTTCTGGCGGCTCTTCGTCGAACCAGATGTAATCAACCGTATTTGCCTGCCACTTACCGCGACCCTGCTCGTATGCCTTAAAGAGCAGCGTTGACGTTCCGCCCGAGACATGCCGAACCGTGATGCTATCCAATGCGCCAGACACGCCAGAACGGCGGGTGTGGGAGATAATATCGGCCTTCGGTAGATACCCAGTGCCCCATTCCTCCTCGGTCATCGGAGGGCCAACGAGAAGGCGCTGAACGCCGTCCCTGGTCAGCTCGTACGATTCAGAGCCGGCGATTGCGACGATCGGCTTGCTGTAGCGCTTGCCTTCCCACCAGTCCGGATATTTGCCGGTGAGATGCATCGCCGCCTCAGCAGCACCAGCAAGCGTCTTGCCGAGCTGGTTACCCGCCATAAACAGCCGCTCGCGGTAGCCATTGCCGGCCGCATGGAATTCCTTCTGCTTCGAGTAAGGCTTGTACCCGCTCAGCAGGTTAGTGCGTCGTCTCCGGTCCAGTTCCGCCAACAGAGCCGCTTGCTCCTTGAGCATCGAGGAAAGGCCGGATTGCGGAATCGAGTTGCCGGATGCGCTCGATAAGCTGCTCATCCGTTAAATCATCCGTGCTGTTGATGTTGACGTTCAGATCCTTCGGGAGGATCGAGGCAATGACCTTGAGGTATTGGTCGGGCTTCTCATCTCTGACCTTTGCGATAGCCTTAACGCCGTACTCCTCGAAGTCAGCGTGCATCGCTTCGAGGAACGCTTCGCCGAGCTTGTTGCGCGAGCCCTTCGGCCGGCCGGGGTTGCCTGGTTTGAATTGGTGCTCAACCGGGGGCGTCGGCGTCCGCGTTTTCTCCCCGTTATTTCGGGTCTCGTCTGTCATGCCAACTTGCCTTTTGCGTATGCTTGGGCGAACTTCCGGCACCGCGTCCGGTGTGGGAATGGGCTACCGTTGGAGGAAGAAAGTGAATCGAAAAGAACTCGAGCAGATGCGCGATTACTATGCTGTTAATGTCAAGTACGCTGAAGAAATGATCGAATTCCTCAAAGAATACCGGTGGGTCTCCAGAGCTCCTGATGATCAGCGCTCAGATGATGAGGTAATTCAGGAGCAGGTGGAGATGCATCTTCGGCTCATCGAGAATTACTCCAGATCCATCGCGATGCTGGAAGCGCGCATCCGCGGCACGGAGTGAATTAGGCGTGCACGAATCTTTCCGGGAAACAGTACACTCGCTCGTTCCCTCTTTTGAGCGGCTAATGGCTATGCCGCCGATCCGAGGGGCGCGATTCCCACTCGAGCAAAGCCGGTCGCATAAGCTTGCGGGTGTCTATCTGATGTCCGAGGACGACACACACCTATATGTCGGTCGTTCAAACAACATTGTGAGCCGCTTCTACGCACATCGACGAAAGAGCTCAGGTGATGGCGTCGCGCCATTTGCGTACCGTCTTGCATGCCTTTCAAGCGACCGTCTCGCCGTGAGTTACGCTGCAGGACACAGGGACAGTCGCGCATCGAAGATGGCGGATCCAGAGTTCAGATTGCATTTCCAATCCGCGAAGGAGAGGATCACTACGATGGACTTCAGGTACGTCCTGGAGCCAGATCCCGTGAGGCAAGCCATCCTCGAAGTGTATTGCGCCGTGGCTCTCGGTACGCCGCACAATACTTTCGACAACCACTGACCTAAGAAAGATTGGCTGGCCGGACCTCAGCCATGCTTTCCATGAAGTGCCTCGTGAAGGGCGACCCGCTTGACAGCGGCAAGCCAAAATCTGAGCGTGGTATTCGATTGAGTCGAAGGAGCAAAAAGTGACGCAACAGATTAAGGTTGGCGACATTGTTATGCTGAAGTCGGGCGGCCCGCAAATGACTGTCTCGTCTGTTGAGCCGGCATACGATGGTGGGCCCATCCATGCGTGGTGTGATTGGTTCGTTCAGGACAGAGGGCCTTGGAAAAAGGACCGGGGTGACTTCCCTGTTACTTCGCTGGTCCTGGTATAACCGGGAGACCGCTTGTGAAGCCTCATGTGCGCGCATCCATAGCAGCTATAGCGCTTAGCCACGCAACAGGTCGTCCGGTATCTTCGATATATGACCACTCTGGGGCAGGTCACCGGAGCATTTCAGTGAAAATCAACGGACAGACCGTAGCGGCCTTTGATCATAGCACTGGTTCCAGCATCCGCGGGAACTTGGCTAGGCTCTTTCACTACGGCGAAGGCTCGGCGGTCATGCTCCGGGCGAATGGCAATGGCTCCTATCGCGGACACGACTACGGCAGCGGAGCAAGCTTCAAGGTCAAGGTTCATCGCAAAAGGGTTGATATCTTTGACTACGGCGAGTCCGCTTATTTTGCGTACTCTGGCTAACACCAACGGCCTAGTAGAATTTTGGCAAAGTAACCCTGAGGCGGGGAGCGCGAAACCTCCCCTGAGCCTCGTGGGTCACTCGATGGCGCCCAGCAGAACAGGCTGCAACTCGCTGCCGATAACCTAGGCTACTCGCCTGATACTTTCAAGCCCGATTTCCACCTCGCGCAGAGATCCGAACATCTCAACAACAGCTTTGATTGCGCGCCGCCCTACCACATTCGTTACTGCCCCGTAATGACCTGCGAGCGGCCCATCCTTGACGTGCACGCTGTCACCAGGCTTGAGTCGGCGGACCGGCGGCCGGAGTTTGTCGAAGTCGCCTCGCTCCTGAGCATCCTTGATCCTCTCAATGACCGACCAGGCGACCGGCACAGGATTGCCGCTGGCGTCGCCGAGGACCGCAACGGCATTGCGGACGTCCCGCAGCGTAGCGAAGTCGCGGGGCTCGAGGCGGGCGAAGCAGTAGCCCGTGAACAACGGCAACTCCTTCATGATCCATTTCTTGGATTGATGGTGCCGGATTTCGCGGCGCATCGTCGGGCAGAAAACATCGAGGCCTATTTCCTGCATTTCCTGAACAGCCTTCTGCTGCAGCCCTGCCCGCGTTCTTACGACGAACCACTCACCAGATTGCATCATGGGTAAAGCTCCTGTTGATGATGACGTAGAAGAATCCATTACGCTGTTCTGCCGCTTCGAACGGTGTCCCTCGACCTTGGCGATCGATAGCCCTCGATCTCGGGTAAATATTCGAGGGCCGTCTCACCTTTCTTTCCAGACCAAGAGAAACGAGCCTTCTTCACCAGAACTACCGTTTCGTTGAGGCTTGGGTCTGGCACGTCGATGACCACGCCGTGATCCGGCTTGTTGTACCAGGCCGCGCTTCCCTCGATGTCGTAGAGTGTCGGTGTTCTTGCTTCGCCGCCCCTGCCAACGTCTTTTGTTGGGTGCGCAACGACAATCGCTAGAACATGATGCCGCAAAGCAAATCGCCGTATCTGCCGCAGCGCGCGGTTGACGTACTGCGTTTCGCTTTCACTTTTCGGCCGGGAGTGTTCAACCTCGTTCCAAGGATCTATGACGAGCACCTTTATCCCGTGCCTTATGACAGCATCCGACGCCCTCTCCAGTAGCCACTCAAGCGTCATGTCTTCATCCATCTCGCCCGTGGGGTCAGCATCGATGAAGACGAAGTGATCTTGAATGAACCGATCGGCCCGCGAGACTATTTCCCGGTTCCAATTTGCCGCGGATAACCCCGACGCAGAAAGCCGAAGTTTGAACCTCAGCGCCGGTACGGTAGGGATCTCAAACGATGCGACGGCTATCGTGAAACCGTAATTTCGCGCCAAGTTGACGCACATGTTCATGGTCCAGGTCGATTTCCCATGCCCGGGGATGCCTGTAACGACCAGCAACTCGCCAAGCCAAAGGCGCAGGTATTCGTCAAGCTCAGGCCATCCCGTTGAGTACGTGCGCGGCTCATCAACTTCCGGATAGTCGGAGAGCTGGTAAACGCCCTTCACAGGATAGGGCTTTGCGTCCATCAGAACCCGGGCGACCTCATCGGGGCCATGCTTCATCCGAACGTCATTCAGATCCTTGCATCCATCCGGATATGTGACGAAAGAGCATCGCGCCGCGCCCAAACGCCTCAGCAGCTCTGCCCTAAGCCGCTGGCCCGGGGCATCGTTATCAAGCGCCAGGATGAACCGCTGTATCCTCTTAAGCCGGTCCCTGTTGTTGAAGCAGAATTGGAACTTGCCGATCGCATCCTCATCAGGGTTGCTATCGTCCAGTTGCTCTGGATCTTCCCCATCACGAACGGGCAGTGCACCGTCCGGAACGCTAACTGACGTGTGGAAACCGCAGTCGATCGCCGTCAAGGCGTCTATTTCGCCCTCGGTGATGATAAGTGCCTTTGTTCCGGCCTCCAGCGCCGGATCGTCCATGCAGTCAGCATTCCAGAACGTTTTCCGGCCACCGGCTCGCTGCCAAAACTTTTTGCCTGGTGCTCGGTACTTCTCACCGACAGCCTTTCCGCCATCAATGAATGGGAAGACGATGATGTTGCCATTCATGGCCGGCACGATAGCGGTCGCACCATTCGGCTGCCGTTCGGTGCTAGCCGTATAAACTCCTGAATGTTCGGCCACGGCCGGATCGATCATTCGATTTCGAAATGCCTGAACCCCCGAAGGGCCTAGTTGATTCATCGTAGAAGTCGCCTCCGTGGAAGCCGCAATGGTGGCAATTGAACTGGACGCCCTTCGCGTCTATCCGAACGGACAAGCATGGTTCGCGCTTGTTTTTCCTGGTCGGAGAGCATTTAGGGCAAGTTGTTTTCTGATTTCCGCCAGCTACGCGCCTAAGCCGTATTCCATGCGCGGAGAGAATGGATTCGGCCGTATTCATATCCTGGGATCGGAGCGCCGCCGCACTTCGCCTCCTGCCGCTCTAGCAGCCTGGGCAGCATTGACGCGCGCGACCGCGTCTCGTTCCTTTTTCGCCAAGGCCCCACTGACAGCGGTGAACCACTGGCTACCTTTCTTGCCGGCCCATTCGTCCAACGACCACAGTTCCGCCTCGACTGAGATATGCGGAAACGCCTTCCTCCAGTTCGCCAGATCCTTTTCCAAAAGACGGATTGTCTTGGCTTCAAAAGCATATTCGGCGACGTCGGAAGCATCATCATCGTTAGATGATGATATTATTTCTATTCTCTTCCCTTCCCTTCCCTTCCCTTCGGGACCTGTAACAGTCTTTGTCACTGGCTTTGCTACAGTGGTTGGTACAGTCTCTGTTACAGGGTCTGTCACTGGCGTAGAACGAACCTCTGCTAAGGCTTGTCTAGCCGCGCTTGTGCGGTTCTTGTTCTTCCTTAGCTTCGCCGCTCCATCTGTCGCAATGTCTGTTACAGCACTGTGCCAGATCCGACCGTCGCGGCGCTCCCAGCCGTGAAGGATCTCCCCCTTGAGGCTCTCCCATTCATGCGGGGATGCCATGGCAGCATCGGCTAGCACGTCATCGTCGTCTTCGATGCTTCCAGCCGGAACCTCGTGCCACGCCCGCATCCACAGGTTCATCATGTAGAACGCCAGCTCTGGCTTACGCTTGCATCGAAGCCACGCCTTTGACTTCCGAAGCCTCTCGATCTGCAGCGGCATATATGGCAAGCACCGCACGTCTGTTGCTTCATCGGACATCGGCGGCCCTCGTCTTGTGGACGGGGAACAGCGCGACGTTTCCGCTCGTGCCGCGATGCGCTGGCAGCTTATGGTCGTCATCAAGGTAGACGTTCAGAAATGACACCCAGGCGTCGGCGGCAGTTCGTGCGTCGAGAAAATCCCCGCTCTGGTCAGCCTTTATCTTTGCTTGGCGGTATTCTTCCCAAGCCGCCATCTGCTCTTCGAACGTAGCCATTAGCGAAGAGCCCTCGCCGGTTGCGATCGAGCAGCTTTTGCCTGTTCAATTACCGCAACGATCTCCGATCGTGGCCAGCGCGATAGAGCCCCGATCTTAACCGGCTGCGGGACCGTGCCGTCGGCGACACGGCGCCAAAACGTCGGGATGCTTACCTGGAGAACTTTTGCGCCCTCGCGGGCTGTGAGTAGGGGGTCTGTGAGTTCCATTTTTCAGCCTCGTATGTCGTTGATACGGGCTGAATCATGATGGAACGATCGGAGAGCAAATAGCCTGCAGGATTTAAAAACCGTTTCGATACGGTGTTAGGATTTCCCGCCGCGCCTGCCTGGCTTCGTTATTTCGGGATTGATCTCGGAGGCTTGCTTCCAATGCAATTCAAACTGTCTGATGGACATTTCCGGGAAAAGCCGTGACTTGAACTCAGCCTTCGTCAAGAATGGGTCCTCTCGCCAGAGCTCCAAAATACAGTCTCTTGGTGATTGCCCTGAGAACATCCGCCCCAGCTGAGTTTGCTCCTCCGATTCCGCCCCTCGGAACTTTTTCATCCATTCGGCAGGCGCAACAACGGGGCACCCATCATAGGGGCTGAGCATGTTCAACAAGGCGCGCGGTCTTTCAGTGTATACCTCGTCTTCTATAAGAGCTTCTATCGCCTTGGAATCCCCACCTACATTGATGCCCTTTAATGCTGTGTATGCCTCCTTCAACATATCCAGAGAGTTAACCAGAATTCTTAGCTTACCAACATCGACGCTTCCAACATGCCAGTTGATAACCGGGATTGTGTCAATGGCGCCAGAAGCGGCCGGCAACAACCTGCCTCCGGATCCTCCAACGAATACTTTGCTACGCAGGAACGAATCATGCCAATAAGGCGCATCGAGTGACTGAAGGCCAAATATGTACTCGTGCCGTTTGAATACTCCGAGATTTTGCTGTTCTAACCTCGCGTCAGAAAACATGGAACTTTCGCGACTTACCCTCTCTCTAGGGTAGAATAACTCAAAGCCCAAGTTAACCTTTGAGCCATTCGAGCAGAGAATTTGGATACTACTTCTTCCTTCCTCAGAAAAAAGATCATACACAACGAACTTAGCGGCGATCTTCGTATTATGAACGATGTATGTGGTCTCAATGCCAGAATTTATAGCCTCACGATACTCTTTTGCTTTGATTCTTAACTTCTCATTTATAATATTTTTCGCGACTGTATAAAAACGGTGCAAAGGTTCATAGCCATCAACCGCGATCATTTTCTACCTCATTGCCTTTCGAAACAAACCGCGCCCAGCCTTCCATCAGCGTGCGACGCTGCTCAATAAAATCTGTGCGCCGATACGCCCGTTCCACGATACCGCCAACGGTATGCCCAAGGACGGTCTCCGCAATGTCGTGGGAGGTTTCGGTTGTCTCAGCAATCCAATCTCGGAGGCTCGATCGAAAGCCGTGTGGGCGCGCCTCCATTTCGGCGCGCTCCATCAGCCTCGACATGGTAGCGTCGGAGATCACCCCTTTTTTCACGCTCGGGAACAAAAAACCTTCTCTGGCATGTCGACGCGCTTGCCCGATTACCTTCTGAGCCTCTGTGGAGAGAGGTACACGAAACTCGGATGTTGCGTCTTTCCTTCCTTTCATCTTCTCGGCCGGAATCGTCCAAATCCCATCCTTTATCTGTTCCTCGCGAAGGTGCCGGAGCGGCATTGAGCGAACGCCCGTCAGAATTAGAAGGCGGAGCGCAAGATGCGTAACTGTCCCGTCGTTCAGCGAGGCATAAAACGACGGCACTTCACGCCATGAAAGCGCGGGAATGTTGGTCGCCGTGTGGCGTTGCTTCCCGAGTAGCGCCCGCGCCTTTTCCGTCGCCTGCAGATCCACCTCGAGTCCGAGGGCTGCAGCATGCCGCATGCAAATTGCCAGCCTGTTAAGGGCCTTTCGTGCCGTCTCCGCCTTTTTATGCCAGATGGGTACGAGAGTATCCCGGATGTCCTTTTGGTCTATATCGGAGACGGGCATCTTGCCCAACTTCGGCAATATGTGGCCTTCGAGTGGGCTGAACCAACGGCCAGCAACGCCGTCGCCTTTGAGCTCCGCCTTGCGGCTCTCGAATGCGTCTTTAGCGACGTCCTCGAGCAGATGGAGATTTCGAGCTGCTTCGCGCCGGAGGCGTTCTCGCTCCTTGATCGGATCGACGTTTGAACGAGCTACCTTACGCCACTGCTCCGCGGCCTCACGTGCTTCTTTCAAGGACACATCGACAGCAGATCCCAGGCCCATCTCACGGCGCCGGCCGTGAATGGTGACACGCAAGAACCATTGCGAGCCACCATCCTTTCGTTTGTGCAGCCACAATCCGCCACCATCAGAATACTTCCCCGCTCCTGCGTTCTTCACGGCGATAGCGGTCAACTTGTTCTGTCCATGCCCCAT